CACCACCAGCAGCAATAGGCGCATCCTTAATCAAATGGATGTCATTAGTGCCATCGTTAATGTAAACCTCAACAGTAATAGCATTGGCTGTGACGTTGGCTATATGGATGCCAACCAGCGTATCGTAACTGTCAAAGTTAGTACCATCAGGTATATCTGCGGCTGATGTGCCAACAGCATTTAGTGTGTAACGTCTAAAGTTCTGTGCCATCTTCTTTACTCCTTACAGTGCGATAGCCATAGCAATGGCAAAGCCGTTGGTAGCAAAGCCAGTTGTGTCTACAACAGCGTCATTCCAAGCAGAACCATTGTAAACTCTCAATATATTTGATGTTGTATTAAAATATAGATCGCCAGCAGTAAGCGCATCACCATCATTATCTACGCTTGGATTCGATGATTTAGGGCCAAGATAAGTGTCATCAAAGCTATCCGCACTAGCCGCTGCTTGCTCTGCCCAATACTTAGCTGAGTACAAACTGCCAGATACAGCAGTGTTTGAATCAAAGCTAGCACCGCCACCTAACGCCCATTGTTTTGCAGAACCGTTAGTGTTGCCAGCCTGTGAGCCAATGGCATATTCTTTGGCTGAAAACTCAGTACCATCACAGGTGTTTGAAGTGTCAGTTGCCCACTCTTTAGCAGACCCAGCACCAGAAGAATCTGTTACGCCAGTACCGCCAGTAGCCCAAGCCTTAGCTGAATAACCCTCTCCTGTTTGTGCTTCACCATCTGTCTTTTGCGCCCATGCTTCTGCTTCAGTAGCAGATGCAGCAGCTTCTGTTGCTTTTGTACTAGCTGTTGTAGCATTCCCAGCCGCACCTTGAATGGCTGTAATATTATTCTCAACAGTTTGTATGTCAGATGATATAGCCGCTACAGCAGTAACGTCAGATGATATTCCTGCAACAGTTGTTACATTAGAAGCTATACCAGCTACTGTTGTTACATTCGATGCTATTCCAGCTACAGTGGTGACATTACTTGAAATGCCAGCCACAGTAGTAAGATTAGCACTAATTCCAGCAACCGTTGTGACATTGGCAGATATCCCTGCTACTGTGTTAATGTCTGTAGATATAGCAGCAAGAGTGTTTACATTGCCTGTCTGTGGGCCAGCCTCTGCTGCACCTGTTGTTGAGTTGAACGCAAGAACTGTACCTTTGCGAGAATCAACAGCAGGGAGTGTAAGTGTTGCATCAAGGTCAAAGTCAGTTAAACGTAACGAACGGCTAATGTCATCTTGCAAATCAGCTTGAATAGCAATAACTTTATCAAGCGCAGTGTTTAATGCACCAACATCGAAAGGCCCAGAAGAAGGGAAGTCAGTAGTTCGCTCAATATCGATGGAGCGAGTAATAACAATTTTGATATCAGCCCCAGAAGCTGTTGGCACGTTTCCAGTAGTGAAGTGGATAAAGCCTGTAGTTCCTGAAGTGTGTGCGACTCTTGCTGCTGCATCATTATTATCCGCCGTTAAATAGTGTGTTGTCAGCGTTTTTAATGTGCCATCTTGATAGACATTCAAATCACCATCATCAAAGAACTCAAACGGCACAGTAAATACCTGTTGCGAATTACCATCCGCAACCGTGTATTCAATCCGTGGATCATTATCTGCTAGATTAATAGTCATTCTAGTCCCCTATCATACAAAAATTGCAGTCTCAACGCACATTATCGTCTGCCGCCTATCATCAAATCACGCATGTCATCACGGATAAATGGCAATCCTAAGAACGGTGCATTATAAAATAACTCTTTGTTTGCATCTGTATATCTACCAGCAAGATAATCACTAGCTGCTCTGTAATAAGACAGACCCAAGCCAACAGGCGCACCAAACGGTTCTGTCAAAGAATCCCATACACGGTCTTCTCTGTTGGGCGAGACATATCGTGGCTCAATAAAGAAATCCTCTGGTGTATCAGCAAACCCCGCTGCAAGAGAAAGCCCTATATAACCAAGGTCAGAATAGATACCTGTAATACCTGAGTGGTCAATCAAGCGTGCAATCATGTCAGGTGTTTCATCTTCACTATTCCACCAGTATCTATCCTTTACTTCCAATGACAGATATGACAGGCCAAGCAATGACACCACGCCAGCTAATCTATGCTTGCGCATAGGGTCACGAACAGCAGTAAGTATCTTGTTGTTTGCACCAAAAGCAAAGTTCATAAATGTAAACGGCAAAGTCATTGCCTGATTCTCAATGCGAACAAATTTTTGCGCTGCTGTTGATGCACGCTCATCAATAGCATACAGATTCGGAAACTGTTTGCGCATCATTGCAAAAAACGGATTGTCTTTTAAATAAAGAACCCCATCCATAATCAATGGCTTGTCAAAGTTTTGCGCCATAACAACAGCGTTATCAGCATGGGCAGCAGTAGCTGTTTGATACTGACGCAAGAAAGCACGTTGTTGTGGTGTTTCTCTAGGCCATTCATCAGTATTAGCTAAGAAAAAGTCATCAGCTTCTGCACGCTGTACAGGCATATCGTTTATATATCTGGCAAGGTCTTCATCAATGCCGTACCTAAACAGATATTCTTTATCTTGACGGTCAATGCTTTTGTCTAACAACTTCTTTGACAAACGAATAAACTTATCATTAACAAGAACTTGGTCGAGTGTCTTAAACGTAACTGTAATGGGGCCAAGTGCATTCAATGTATAAAACAATCTATTACCAAACTGCATAAATTGCTCTATTGGTGTCATGCTATGTTGTTGCAATGAATCATTAAGAACACGCAACTGTGCTTGTGCCATTGATACATCAAGAGCAGTGTTAGCACCTGCTGCGTCCTTTAGCACTTTGCCACGCAATACCCCATCAGTAAGCATCGCTTTACCAGCACGAACAACATCAACCATGCCATGTGCAAGAACAATAGTTGCTGGGTCAGATAAAGCAGATATTCCAGCACCGCCAAGATATGTCCATCCAGCGTATGTTTTTGTTAATCGCAATGCCTGTTGATCAAGACGGTTTGCGTCACGATTCAACAAACCCATAGCCCTGTCATATTCAGAAACAAAATCTTTACGTAATTCTGCAACTTTTACTTCCGACAAGCCCTGCGCCCTGCCTGCGGCTTCAACATCTTTAAATACTTCGTCTGGTGATTTACCGCCAAACGCACGAGCAAACTCTATTTTACGCCCCATCTGCATTGCATACGTCAACAACACTTCTGGTTTTTTAATCATTACATCAGCAACTTCCCACTCATCAAAGTCGGTCTTGCGATGTGCAAAATATTTAGCACCACCTAATTTACCGCTAAAGTCTGCTTCCATATCCGCACCATCTTCATCAAGAATACGAGATACAGTTTTAGCTGCATCATCATTAGCTTGACTACGATGAAAAGCCTCATCCATTTTAGGATTGTCTTTCATGCGGCGTGCAAAGTATTTATCTGCAAGCCTTTGTTTAAATGAAGCTAACAATTCTTCATCTTCATTTAATGTTGGCTTGTCGTAAAAAATAGGAAAGCGATAGTTCTTACGTGTAGGCAGCCCAAGAGCATCATGCATACGGCTAGCAAACGTAGTTTGAAAACTTATTTCACGTTGTAAATCTAATATTTTTTTACGTTGTTTTGGTGTGCCTACTTTTAAACCGCCTTCTAACTCATCAATCTGTTTAAGCAAGTCTGCCATTTCATCATCTAATTTTTTAATAGCAGCTAATTGCTTTGCGCTGTATGAACCATTCTTACGTACATTTACTTCTATGCCTTCAAGAAACTCTGCCTTTTTTGCATACGCTTTTGTAAGACGGTCAAACAACTTTGTATTATAATCTTTTACTGACTTTTCTATGTCACGCAAAAGATCCATTTTAGTGTTTATTTTTTCTTGTGCATCAAGAATAGCTTTATTAATAAAGTCATCATCTTTAATTACACCAAAGTGACGAGCATCAAAATTAAACCCATCAAAAAAATCTTTAAACAAGGTAAATGCTTTTTTCTGTTGGTCAGTTACACCAGCCATCAATGCCTGCACAGCCTGCGGATTTGGTTGACCAGCTTGTAGATACTTCATTACTGTATCTTCAAACCATTCATTGTATGGTCTTTTGCCTAAAGGAACAAAGTCAGCAAGATGTGTGTTGAGTATGCGCGATGCTTTTTCTACACCCTGTTCACCTTTTCTAAATGCAGATACTTCTTGTGCATGCAAGTCTTCAAGAGAACGCATCAAACGCATAGCATTACCGACATGACCTTGTATGCCAGCAGCAACAGATTGCCCAAGTGAACGTGCCTTTTGCCCTTCAATCGGCACACCCATATTATAATTTAACAAATAAAAATATTTTTTAATGTCATCGCTAAACTCATCACTTGCCATAATGCGTTGCCCACGACTACCAAATGGATTACCAAATGATGCAGTATATTCACCACGAGAGTTTGCATAAACTAGCTCGCCTGTCTCTTCATCGACAGTATGGGCAACCTCTTCACCACGCATTCTTGCTCTAGCTTTACCAATACCAGAACGGATGGCTGGCAACATATTAACGCCAAAGCGTAACCCACCACCAAGAAATGCACCCATTGCTGTTTCCATAGCAATGTTGCTAACAGATTCATAAGGATCATCACCAACAGCAAATGGCGCACGCCTTGCTTCTGATGCTGTGCCATAAGCCAAACCAACACCACCAAAACGAGCAGCAGCACCAGTAACTGTTTTGCCCAGTTTGAGTGTGTTTAATGCTGGCACAAAAGATAAAAAGAAAAGCGGATCACCAACTGTGCCGCCAGCAAGTTGTGATGTAAACGGTGCATCACGCATAATTTGCTTGCGTTGTAATGCATCAGCAAGACGACCTTCAAGATAAGCTAGGTGGTCTGCATTCTTAGCACGCACGAGGTCTTCAGCATAAGGCAGGTACTCTTCTGAAATATGGTCAGCAGCAACAAACCCTTCTTCAAAAGGAACGTGAGCAAACAATGCTGACTCTTCAACAGATTCAATAAATGGCATATTATTGTATGCAACAGCAGCACTGAACCCCTGCACCCATGTTGGGTCTGGGGTTGCCATATATTCTGGTGGCATGTGATTTACATAATTACGACCACGACGATTATATTCAATCATTGCTGCGCTCTTTGCATAATAGCATCTAGCTGTTCAAATTGTGACTCTTGTATTCTTTTTTGTGGCGTATCACGATTTAACAAATCTTGGAACTTTTGTTGTTCTGATGCTGCACGTTGGCGCAAACGCATGCCTCTTGCTTTTAATATAGCATTTGCATTGACGTAAAGAGGCTGGCCTGTATTGTCTATTGCCATCAAACCAGACTCTTTATGTATGATTAGATATGTGCCTTTCTGTCTTGTTGGTGCAAGATAGTGAGTTTGCCCCAACATATTCTTTCCGCCGCCAGCAAGTGTTGTTAAAACAGAATCTACAGCGCGGTCAAATTCAACTAACTCATCTTTGCCCATAATTGCTTCTGGCGCAAAACGAGTCTTCATAGGCCTGCCTATTTCAACAGGCCTAAAATAATTTGTTGTTGTAAAGATTGTATCTTTAGATTCTTTTAGTATTTGCCTTGCGCCATCTATACCATAAAAAGCTATATATTTTTCAGTTAATGGACGGAAGAACTGTCGCTCATCTGCTGTAATATCTTTGCCAAGAACAGATTGCAAAAACCCATCTAATGTTTTCTCATTGTCATTGCCAGAGTTTTCTAGTTCAGCTGTTACTAAAGCTTTTCTTTCAGCTACTGGTTTTAAATTAAAGTCAGCAGTTTTTTGAAACCACTCTTCCATTTTAACTGGCTGCATTGAAGATGAATAGCGACCCATAGATTCCATTAGCAAAACTGTTTCGTTACTTAGATTGCGCTGCAATCTTGTTTCTGTACCGAAATCACCAAAATCTCTTGTCATGGTGTAATACATGTTTAACGCATTACCTAACTGACCTTGTGCAGTTAAGTCTGCCAAAATGTCAGGACTAAATATATTTGTTACCTGTGCTGGCAACATAGAGCGACCAGTTATAATTTGACGCAAAGGCGCACCTTCAGCAAACAGCCCTGCTTCACCTTTGCCAAACTCACGCAGAACATCAAATGGTGTTTGGATTCCAACAGAAGTAAGATAATCACCTGCTTGCTTTGCACCAACAGGTTTGCCCTGAACCAACATTAATTCTGTTTCTTGATTAGCTCTTGCTACTTTTGTTGTATTAAACTCTTGCGCTAGCTTCCCTTCAAGAACAGTAATTTTACTAGCAACCTCATCACGTATGCCAACAAACTCGTTGCTTGTTACAAACTTTTTTGTAAAACCTGCTTGCTCAAAGATACGTTTTTCAAGTGGAGATAGAGAATCATACAATGATGGGTTTGTCATAGTCATGCTCATCCTATTAAGAAGAAACTGACCACGACTGTACGAATCGTAACTTGCACCACCACCTGCTTGTTGCATAACATTGACTGCCATGCCATTAGCCTGACCACCAAAGAATGATTTTCTTAATTGCTTTTTAAGATTAGGAACAACATCATCACCAATGCGAGATGCATGTTTTGCTTGCAACTGGTCTATGTTTGCCATTTGTTGTGCGTATAACTGTCCTAAAATAACACCAACATCATCTGTTTCCCCATCAGCAGCAAATTGACCACTTGTTGTGCCGCTAACAGACATTGCCAAAATATCATCATTAGTTTTCTTGATGATGGTCAGCATGTTTTCTTTATCAGTATCTAATGCAGCTTTTACAGCTTTGTTGCGTATATCTTGTACATGCTGCACTTGTACGGCTGCACCAAGGTCAGATATTGCACCGCCAAGGTCGCCAGATAGTTTTGCAGTTTCAGCTATGTATGATTGGAAGTTTGAAACAAACTGTTCTTCGTTAGCAGGGCTTGATAAATCAAGTTCGCCATCTGCGTTTTTGTTATAACGGAAACTATTAGCCGCATTAGATATATCGACTTTTGTTGCGTTCAGATAGCGTTGATTAAGAAGGGGCTTTGCAGAAGCACGAGCAACTTTAGACAAATCAGCTTCATCAATAATTGCACTGTAATCTTCGACATTAAGAGAGCCATCTGGATTGCGAGCAAAAGTATAAGATGCTGCAAACTCTTTGCCTTCTTTCTCTTGTCTATCAACAGCTAACTTAAATGCAGAGTCAAGCAACTGCTGCCCCATACGCATCTGACTTTCAGCAGCACGCACGCCAGCATTAGATGGCCTTACCAATCCAATAGGGCCAATAGCAGGGGCATCTGTTCTAAACTTTTTTATTTCCATTGCTAAGTCACCGTACTAAATTTTAATCCAGCACCAATAATATTCATCATTTGTTGATTGCGTGCAGAGCTTCTTGCAAAACGCTCATCCATCATAGCTTGCTCAGAACGAGTAGCGGACAATGACATTTGACCAAGCGTTCTAATCTGGGCTTGTTGCATAGCCTCTGCTGACTTTGTTGCTGCCGCTTTACGTATAGATTTTATTGAACGGTCTTGCCTGCCTTGCCCTGCAAGGACAAGCAAATTTTCATATTGACGGAACTGCTCTACACGATTGTTGTGATCAATAAGCCCACCAAGTTGCGCACGCTTCATTTCTTGGAAGTTCTGCCGTTGCATCATTCTTGCAGAATCAACTTGCGCACGCTCTTTTGATTTTATTCCTTGGCTGGTTATAAACGCACCAGCCGCCATTAATGCGATATCCCAAGCCATTAAAACGCCACCTCTATTACCATGCCGTTGATTTGCAAATCCAACGGTGCTGATTGTGATATAGTTACCCGTGGGTCTTTGCTAAAACCCAACGGCCTAAACTCTTCTTTGCCTGTTTGTTTAACACGCGGCTGTGAAGGGTCAAAATTTACATTACGAATAATCATATCAGTTCCATTAACAGAAACAGATAACGTGTCGTTAAGGTCAAGGTCAACTAACGAAAGTCTACGTGGCCTTGCAGTCAGAGGCCCACCCTGTACGCCAGCATCAATAGGCAATGTCTTCAACTCTGGTGTAAACTTGTAACCAATCTCAGCAGACGTAGACGTTGCGTCAACAGCAGATACATCTGCATTCCCACCAGCAACAGTAAATGCGCCTAAGTATTCTGTGCCTTCGACAACATCAACAGATGCGCCATTGGCAAACACAGTAGATACATCAAAGACACCAGCAGTGCCTGTATAATCTTTACTACAATCAAGTTGAAAGTCAGTATCAAACTGTTCAAGATACAGTTTTGTTGTGCCGTCACCTTGATCACGCGACACAACAGCAAACAAGTTATTATCTGTAGAGCCAACAGAAACGTAGTTACCGTTTGTTGTCCAGTTCATCCAACCTAACTTCTTTTCGTTACGAATGTGATAAAATACAGATATGTTGCCATCACCATTCAAAAAGAACCCATAAGCCCCAGACCTGTTTAATGAGCCTTTAACAACCGCTAGCTGCTTAGGATTGCTTATAAGGTGAGAAGATAGCAAAGACACCTGACCGCCAACGTAAGCCCCTTCAGAGTCCGCAAATACGTATTCCCTGACAGCAGTACCAGTTGACTGCACAAACAGTGTTGCACCATCAATAGATTGTGGCCTTACAAAGCCAGTGCCAAATGGAGTCTGCGCAGATATCTTTGCGTTAGCTGGTGTCAATGGCTGTGTTGTTGAACTAGGAACAAAGAACTCACCTTGCGATGCAAACACTTGCAAGTCTCTGTTCGATACAAGATGGCGAATGCGGTTGGTTACACCAGCAGCAGCATCAAAGTCTATAGAGTCTGTGTCCTCGCCCTTACCAACATCAAAGTTAAAATACTCAGCAGTCTTAGAACCCCAGATACCATCAGGCTGGCTATCCGTTCCACCAAACCATAAACGATTTTCATGGAAAGTAATGGCAGATGGAAAGCCACGGTATGTAGAATAAGACTGTTCATACCATTCTGTTGTCGCTGCTGTAGATTCAATAGTTACAGAGCCACCACCAATATCTTCTGAGTTGGCATTGTGACCTGTGGCAACTTCATACCTATTCTCATCAATAACACGAGCAATGGTTTGCGCACCATTAATGTTGCTTGCGGATATGCCGCCCACACCACCAGAGTTAGCGATTGTTATTGATGCACCAGCGGCAAGGCCATGATTGACATGTATAATTTCAATTTCGTCAAGGTCTTTCTTTGTTTTGATAGCATCAATATCTAACTGTTTTCTAATCGTGCCTTTAATATTTCCAGTTGCGTTTTGTGCATCTGTTACAGCAGTCAAGACAACCTCTGTTTCACCAATAAGCAATCTAGTTCCAACCATTGCGCTATTAAAATAATCAGCACTTGTTGTAAACGTTCTGCCAGTACCAGATGTGTGAGATGGCGTAATCGTTACGCCTGTGGCTTGGAAATTATAGTATGGTTGATATGTTTTATTGCCATCAAGAGATGTATCAAAAGCAAACTGCTCTCTGACAAATGTATCTAATGCGGTACGTTTTAATATAACAGGAAAAAAATCTGAATGACAAAAAAACATAAAGTCACCAGATTGGGCAAATGTAATCTGCGGTATGCGTGCGCTTGTTATTTCAGAAAAGGCAACAGTTGCGCTTAATGATACTGCACCAGTGGTCGGGTTAATAAAGAACGCATCAATGTTACCATTGCGAAGAGCAATAATATACTTCTCGTCATCAGAAAAAACAAACGGCTCAATTCTTATCTGTTGCGTTAAGGAACTGTCGTAAGTGTCTGAAAACTTATGAATAAATTTAGAGCCAGGCCTTTTTATGACACCACCTTCAGAACGTATGAAGAAGTTAGTAACCTTCTCCGCAGCGTTTTGATACACCTGCGAATCAGTCCTTGATGTTAAAGAAGGGCTGACTTCACCAAAAGAAAAGTTGTTTAAAGGTACACGGATGCGTGCCATTAACTTCTCCTTTCAGTAATGAACCTCGATGTTGTCAGCTTGCGTGTTGTTTGTTGCTGCGCATCAAGTGTCTTTGCTTGCTGCATTAGCAACTGAGCCTTACGCTCCATCATTTGAGCCATCTGCTCATCTCTAGCAATAGCTAATGCAAAACTTGCAGCCAAAGAATATTGGACAGCTAGTGTAAAGTAGCTTGGGAAGTCTAATTCTCTTGCGCGAAAAGTATAATCAATTACTAAAGTTGATGTGCTTGATTCGTTGCAAAATATCTTATCGCCATATATCGTATAAGCAATTAGTTGATCGTCTACCGTAACCGCATGCACCATAAGGTTGTCAGACGGCACTTGATAAGCTGCATCAAAGCGACCAGTAGGAGCGTTGGTTAATCTGTTTAACTGCGCTTGATTAGTAGCAAAACGCCAGCGTGTTGTACACAATGCTGTACGTACAGTGTCCTCATAAATATTATCCGCAACCAGTGCTTCTGTACTGTCTGCGGAAAACGAAGTAATAGGGTTCGCGCCAATAAGTATTAGGCCACGAGACGCAATATCAATATCTGAATTAGCTACACTACTCATGTGGTTATGGGGGGCTTACGCCCCCCACTTCCTTAGTCGGTGTCTGAAACTGTCAGAGCAGTACCGTCAGCAATGTCGACAACGCCGCTTGCATTAGACAGAACTACAGATATGCCCATTGTAGGGGCATCTGAGTCATAGACAAAAACAACGTCGCCAACATTCATCATGTCGGATGCGTCATTAAAGTAGCCAGATACACGGACTGCTGTCAGTGCATCTGTTGAGGTGT